CGTTACGCGCAGAACTTTTTTATCAGGGGGCAGTCATAACTATTGCCACTGCTTTTCTTTGATGTCCCCAATTTGTGGAGCCCATCAACCCCGCCGTTTTGGTTCAAGGTTGATGGGTTTTTTGTTGTCTGCTATTTTATCCCTTCAAAATCACTAACTTACTCTATCTATAACACGCCATTGGCGACAAAGTGGCGACAGAGAAAGCTCATCTACTATGGAAGGCTACAACAATGGCATCAGACAGAAAATCCAGGTACGATTCCTTTGAAATTTATGTTCCTGATGATTTAACTCAGGAGTTTATAACTGGTTTTGGTGAGTTCGGCTTACACGTAGGCAAGGTGCATTGTTTTTCTGCAAAACCTACCTCTATCAAAGAATTTCTCAACTTTGTTTATGAACGTGGTAAGTCATACGCTCCATCTGTCCTGAAGGCACTGGATATGCTACAGAAAAAACACAGCATCAAAATTGAAGTCGCAGCAGATCGGAAGCTTATTGATTTGAGGGGTGTTTCGACAGAAGATGCGCTAAAACTTATTGAGGCAGCAAGTGCCATCCGGGTATCGCATTCTGAAGATGTAGAAATTTCGGGTGAAGGTTCATCTCCAGCTCGCACCAAATAAAACAGAGGGTTACGTAAAAAAGTAACTTTTATTGATAATGCCCAATTTGTGTTCAGTGACATGGACAAGTAGTTTTTCTTTTCACTATGATATCTTTTGCTTCAGAACTACAGAGGATTTTTCATGACTGATGTATCTAAAGACTTGCACCAAGCAGTGAAAGAAGTACAAGTTTTGCATAGTTATCATGACGGGGCACCTAAACTTAACAAAATGCTCAACGAAGGATGGGTTTTGCTTTCAACAGCAGCTGGTCAAGATGAGCAAGGTTACCCTATTCACACATGGACCGTGGGCCGGACTCAGTAAAGAAGAGTGGGTCACCTTCTTTTGGAGGTGACCACTTAAAAAGGTTAAAGGAGTATCTTTATGAATGCTGGTGAAATAGGAGATAGAGCTGGCCGTATCTTCACGTATAACATACCTATTAATTGGATTTTCCGAAGTCAAGAAGATCAAAATGATTTTGGTATCGACGCTGAAATCGAATTAAAGGACAGTAATGGTAAGGCTTTAGGTAAAGAAAGTGTTTTCAAGGTACAACTTAAAGGAGAGTTAAAAACAACCACAATTAAAAAAGGGAAGTACATCTCTTATTCGTTGCCTACGACTAGACTTAAGTATTACCTATCATTTAAGGTACCTGTCATATTCATCGTCGTGGATGTTACTAGTGAACATATATTCTGGTACTCTTTGACAGATAAAAAAGAATTATATGAATCCATTGATAACAACTCAAATCAGACAATACAATTACATATCCCGACCAAAAATAGACTTGAAGCCAATAATAGAACTTCATTTGACAACCTTCTTAATTCAGTCAATAGCTGTTGGAATCACTTATCGATTAGAGGTTTGAAGCAAGCAGTCGATAATTACCACAGTCTTAATCATGATGAAGTTAAAGATGTTATTACGAATGTGGGTGATGCGTTGTACAAGGCATATCATCAACAATTACAATTATTTTTAGAGCAAAATAATTTTGATGACCTTTTTAGAACCGCAAAACAAATAATCGCATCAGAGTTAGTCCCGCACAAAGATAGGTTTGTTGCATCACTTTACTTTGATTATGCATTTACGAAACGGCCGTTTACTAATATCTTAAGGGAAGTGCATGAACAAAAATTCAGAATATGCACGGGACTGCTCTATTTCGCAAAAAAAGATAAATTATTAAATCATAGGCTAATCGCCATTTCAAAATGTCGGGTGGCTCTATTCAGAAACGCTAATGAGCAGCTTTTCAGCCTCCACATACTTGGAAAACAACCAATGTCGGATGGTATTGGGAAGTATGTTTTATTCACAACTTCAGATACTTTGTATAGAGAGTGTTGCAAACAGTTAGAAAAAATAATACGCCTATTTGATCGTATGATAAATTTAGGCCAGTTTCATATCCTTACATCTGTACTGACTACATTAATTATACCAATAATTTTATTTCAAAAGGTTCATAAAAAAAGAGGTGCGACTCAATCTATTAAATTCTTCGATGATTGGTTTAACGACATATACCATCTTTGCTTAAAATATTGCCTTATTTGCGGTGAAGAGTTACTTGCACTTGATTTGTATCGGCTAAATACAGAATGCAATGAAAATCATAGAACGAAAAATAGAGTCCTAATATTAGATTCTTTCAAATCATCAAAAGAAACACTTGATGAAATTGATGCTAACAGGCCTAATCTATCTGAAACAGCAAGTTTAAACTCTGTTTCGATCGAACAGCAGAAAGAATACTATGTTAGCATGGCCAAAAGTTTACATATGGATCCAAATGACCCAGAATGCACACTTGGCAAAGTGGTGCACATGGCAATGAAAAATTATGACCCCACTAAAATCGTTAAAAATTGCGAGCATTTATTTGTTGATTATAGGCCAGGAGGAGTCGTAGCAGAAATGCTAAAACTTCATTCTGCGGGTGGGATGCATTTAATTTATTGCAGTAAACATAAATATATCACTGGCACTGGTAACGTCCTATATAATCGATATGACTGCGATAGTGAACACGATTTTATGAAAGGTTTCAAACAGAATCACTGCGATCATTGTGCTGATAAACAGCCGAGAAGCGAAGATTGGACATGGAGTTTGGATTGGCAATTAAGAAGCTCAAACTTACATAAAGATTTCCTGAAAAAAATCAAATTTTAGTATTTCACATTTTTTCAGCTAGACGACACCTTGAGACCCCGCACAACCAGTATGTTGAGCGGGTATTTTTTTAAATATAGCTTTTTATAACATTCCTCGGCATACGCAAAAAAAATACAAAAAACCCTTTTTATCAACCAGTTACAAGATTACCCGTAATAATCTTGATCTTCCAAAAGTGAAAAGTACTGAAATTCTTTTCAATCTTTTCAGTTCTGGTTATCCGCTAAACCGCCAGCAATGGCGCGGGCTGGCGGTCTGGTTTGTAGAAAAATAAAACTGAAAAATTTTTATGATCCAAAAACCGCAGGCGGGTGCGGTGTAGTGCGATTTTGGTCTGCGAAAGATTTTTTTGGCCATGCTGTGACGCACCAGCGCCCTGCTGTGCACACGATCTGTTTTAAGGGTGGCTCTGAGTGCCTTAAAAGGCTGAACGCGGCAGAACGCAGCTGGCAGCGCGTAGCGATAGCCGCTTGTGAGGTAAGAAAAGAGATATCCCCGCCAGGGGATGAAGGGCATAAAAAAACCCGCTTTCGCAGGTTATGTTCTGGACAGGTTTACTTGCCAATCACCGGGGAGTATTTGCCGTTCAGCGTGTCCGCTTTCGTTCCGGTGTTCCGGATGGCTCCCGCGTTGGTCGGTGCTCCCGTATTGCTGTGCGTGTGGCTTGCCGTTTGCTCTGCCAGCTCTTTCACCACGTCGAGCGTGTCGAGCATCAGCTGCGCCACGTTGATTGTGCCAGAGCCAATCCACACTACCGGGGCAATTATCTGCTGTTGTACTGCCGCCACGCTTTTACGTATCTGGCCAATTTTCTCGATCAGGTCTTTACCCGTTGTGACTGTCTGGCTCCCGGCAATGTCCGTTTCATCATTGCCGCCGATACTCGCCACGCGGTTATTTACTGCCTGGCTGTAATCACCCGTGCATACCTGCTGAATGGCTCCGGCCAGCAGTGTGGACGTGCCCAGCACGGTAATTTTATCCGTGGCCTTAACCGTGGTTTCGCGGCTGACCAGCTCTCTCTGTTCCGTATCGGCCTTAACTACGCGCGCCATAGAGGTTTCACTGATCGTCTGGTCTGTCTGCCTCACCCAGTCACCCGCCTGGGTGACGCGCTGCGACACTTCCGCACGCTGCTGTTGCAGCTGTTCGCCTGGCTGGATATCCGGGAGGCTGGTTCCGTCCGGTACGGTCTGCCGCACAAACGGCTTATCCGGCCGTCCGCCAGTGAAAGCGATCTCAACCAGCGTCCCTTCGGGCGGAAACTGGAACATCCCCGAATCATTACCCGCCATAGGAACCGGCAGCGGTACAGCAGAGTAAACAGGCGTGTCTTTATCCGGGTTGCCGTCCGCGTCCAACAGCTGCACATCAACCGCATAGCGGGGACGGAACGGATCGGAGAAATTGCCACTTTTCACCGCCTCAACGGGATTCATCACGCGGCCAAACTTGGGCAAATGCAGTCCTGACGCCAGCTCCGGATAATGGCTTTCAATCTGGCGCTGAACGGGCGTTTTTTGCAATGCCTTACCCGTGGCACGGTTGCGGGGTGTCCAGGTCACGGCCATCGTGTCATTTTGCAGGTGGACTTTTGTGACCCTTTCCCCGTTCAGCTCCACGCCCGGGCGCAGACTCTGCACCAGGGGAAGTGTCATTGAGTTCCCCCCTGCCGCCCCCTGATTAAATTCATGGGGGATCTCAATTGGTCGATCAGCAAACAGGGCTTTTTCCGCTCCGCCTGTATAAACCCCGCCGTCCGGCAGCTGATACCAGACGTAATCCGTAATGCCAAAAGCCTTTCCCAGATTATCCAGCAGCTGATAACCCGTGCCGCTGTGGGTGAAATGTGGGATCGGACGGTCTGAGTAATCAGCATCCGGCAAGCTGAAGGTTAACCCGCTTTGTTCTGTCAGCCAGCTGGCCACATCGCGCAGCGTGGGGTGCTGGAAGGAACATGGCCAGAGGCGTTCGAATACGCCGACCAGCTCGCGGACAAACAAACGCTGAAAGCCGTTTTCAGCAGGTTGTGAGCGTTCCACGTACCCGGTAAACCAGCGCAACACCAGATCGGTGTAACCCACATCAAGACGCACCAGTTTCCCCGTATAGTCCTGCGTCGTCCCGGCAGTAATAAACCCCCGGCCGCAGCTGTTCAGCTCCAGTACCAGGCTGGCATCAGCCAGGTGAATTTCATCCGTTGAAAGGTACAGGCGTTTAATCGGTTTCATTTTTATCCCAGTGCATCATTCACGGGCTTGAGCACCTTACGTTCAAACCACGTCAGTTTTTCTTCATCCTCGCCAGCGGCCTGGCCACCGTTCTGGCCGCCGCCACTTCCCGCCGTTTGCTTCACGGCTTTGGTTTTGCCGCTTGCCCTGGCCTCACGTTTTTCCTGCACGCTGATATGTTCGGTCAGCGTGAACGTCACAAGCCAGGACATGCGCCCGTCCTGCGGCGGCGCGTCCAGGGTTCCCGTGAACGTCGCTTCACGAAAATTCACAGCCCGTGCTGCCTCATGTGCAACCCGGTATTTCTGGCGCTGGCCGCTGGCATCCGTAGCGCTGCCCAGCTCAAAGATACGTCGCAGGATCTCAGGATTTTTATACGGAATTTCGCCGGACACGCGCAGCTCCTTGCCTTTGATGCCCTGCTCTGATTTCGTGGTAGCACTCGTCTGGCCGGACTGGTCTTTGTCCTGAAATTGCTGAGAAACCGTCACGCGCATGTTCTTCAGCAAAATGGCTTCACCGTTAAGCGCCAGTGTCGGGTTCGATGTCATGTATCATTCCTTTTATGCCGTCGAGATCGTCGCCGACCAACATCATGGCGGCGGTGTACACGGAGGACCGAAGCGGAATCCCTTTTACCAGCTCCAGAAGCGTCGATGGCAGATCGCCGCTGGCGGTAAATACCCACGCTCTGGCGCTTTTTCCCTGCAATTCTGTTAACCCGCTGGCAATGCCAGAAATCAGGCTTTCACGCTGCTGTGTAAACTCCCCCATCAGCTTTTTTACGCCCGGCAAATCCGCCACGGCTGCGGCTTCCTGCTGGGCTTTTTTCACCGCTGCGGCCGCCAGGGCGGTGCGGCTTGTCGGTACGGAAAGCGGGATCGCCGCTGGCAAACTCTGACTGTATTTCGCCGGAATTTGCATCTTTTCCGCAGCCAGCTGCGCGGCGGACTGCGCCAGCCTCCGCACCTGGGTAAATGCCGGGCTGGGGAATACATCCACAAGTTTGTCCAGGCTGGCCATAAAGCTGTCATGCGTCTGGCCAGAAACCATCATGATCACGATATCCGCCGCCCCGCCCATTCCGGCCAGCTTGTCAGCCAGGTAGTTGATTGCGTTTACCGGGCTGAGATACGCGCCGTTTTCAGTCTGCTGTCCTACCCCGTACACCCAGGGATGCACCGGGATAACGGAACAATTCAGCGCGGCCACGGAATCACTAAACGCGATTCGTGCTTCACGCCACATTGTCAGGCACCTCTGGCCACTCAATTTCCGGCGCTTTGCTGGTATCTACACGGTTAAGCAGCACCCGATATTTTTGCCACTTTGTTAAAAAAATGGATTCCGCTTCAGTAGCAATCCCCAGAATGGATGCATCTTCCAGCGGGGCGATAACGGCCGTTGCGGCACTCATTAAGTTCTGTTTTCTAAATTCAGCCTGGGCAACATAATCGACGGGAACAGGAATAATTTTTTTCCCGTCAAACGCCCATTCGCCGTTCTCGTTAAGCCCTTCCGGAACATATTTCTTTCCGATCTCGCCCACAGATTTATCAACTGGCCACAGCATAGAAACATCATAAGAAAATCGTGTAATCACGCCCTTTTCATCAAATTCAAACTTTAATTTATCCGCATTAAATAAAGCCTGTGACTCATACCAGTCTTTACCATCTTCAGAAACCAAATTCGCAATACTGAAACCTTCAATGACTTCAGTACCAGCCAGACGAAATTTTTTGATAATCATAAATTCCCTTTATGCCGTGATTGTTTTCCAGGTGCCGTTTACGTTTATTTGTAAGGCGCGGGTGTACCACACCGAATAACGCACGTCCCCGTTACTGCCCGTTCGGCCAGTGATAAAACTGCCAACAGGTGCATCAACATCCTGGGAGCCACCAGTTGATCCAATACTCCCCCTGGCGCTCACCCTGACCCCGATCACCGTGGCGGTTTTAAGCGGATAACGCCCGTCAGACTCGGCTTTGGTATATGCCTGTCCTGCCGGGGTGTAACTCCCTTTGGGCTGGAAGCGTCCGTCAGACTCGGCTTTGGTATAAGCCTGTCCTGCCGGGGTGTAACTTCCTTTTGGCTGGAAACGCCCGTCACTTTCGGCTTTTGTGTATGCGCCCGTTTTCGGCATGTACCCGGCATCGGACTGGGTTTTGGTGTAATAACGGTTGTCAAAGTTCGCAAAGCTACCCGGAATTAATTGCCCTGGTGCGGAAAAGTTTCCGTTAGTATCCCATTTATAATTAATATCCCCGCTGCCGCTACCCTTCATATGCAGGTGCCACGAAAGCACATTGTCAGCCACGAGTGAACCCATCGAAAAAGCCCAGGAGTTTTTCCCGGTAATGGTTGCCTGTTGTTTAATTACCGGATGGTATTCACTCGCTCCGGTTGTTGAATATGAGTTAAAAAACGGCGCTTTTGTGGAATACTGGTTAGCCCAGCCATAATTCCCGCTGTAACCCGCTGTAATTTCCTTTGAGGCATAAATTGTGTTGCCTATAGTCAGTGGCGTTTCTGACTGCAGCGCACCAGTTTCAAGGCTTACACGTAATGGCCGCAAGGCGTTATACGCGCCGTATGCGTCCCCTTTATTGGTCAGCATCAGATAAAGGTTATTGCCGTCATTACGCCAGAATGCGCCGTAATCACCATACGCAATGCGAAAACCGTTAGCTGAAGCCACCTGCACTTCTGCATTAACCTTTAACGTTCCTGTCATGGTGTCGCCAGATTTTGCGACAGCGCCGACATCTCCAGCCGTAGGTTTATGGCTTGTGTCATAAACCCATGACCAGGCTGTCCACGTCCCGGCATAGAGGGTACGTATATAATGACGTGAGTTGTTATAAACACGGTACACCTGAGTTATCCCAGCGTGCTTATAAACTTCAAGCGAGCCTGCGTTAGGTTCAGGATAATTTTTCCCTGTTGCGGCCTGGGCGTTCGCAGGCTGGTAATAAAGCCCCGGTGTAGTGAAGGTGTTAAGGTCAGCTTCACCACCGATCCCAACGGTCTGCCCGTTGAAAATATCCTGCGACGTAATATTGATATCTGTACTCAACGCCCGGCCATTTACCTTACGACCAGAAGGAACGCGCCCGTTTGCATTGTCATTTGCAGCCTTTACCGCCTTTGGAGTGGCCGCAAGCGTCTCCGAAACACTGTCCAGGGCGCTGCTGAGTTGCGTAAACCCTTTGGCCGCTGTTGTTGCGTCCGGATGATTACGCGACTGCTCATGTTTTTTCAGCGCATCACTGGCGGCCTGATCGTTTAGTGAGCCTTTCGGGCGCAAATCGGTGATATTGCCGTTTGCATCGATACTGGCCACCGCAAATACATAGTGCTGCACGCCATTTTGAACATAATCGGCCAGTGTAGCCGCCACGGTGATTTTACTGGCCACGCCCCAGGCACTCGTCAGCTTTCCCGTCCATGCCACATCCAGCCAGACTTTTACGGGCGTGGTTGTCACCGTAATGTTCTGGTTAGCAACCAGCTGCGCGCGCAAACCGCGCACATATCCCGCCCCGGCCGTCACAAAATATTGCGCACCGCTTTTTGCAACAAGGTAGCCATTACCCAGGAAAGCCGCTGCGCCGTACAGGTCAATATTTTCCAGGCGCTGACGTTCATCCATCCCGGCCATACGGGCGGTGAAGTCAATCTGCCAGGTTTCCGCTGGCGTGTTGATTCCGGTCTCAGCCTGTGCGCCGTTGTACTCCATCAAAAACGACCGGGTGAGCACATTACCCTGCTGGCCATCTTTCGTTTTCAGCTTCTGCTGTAGCGGCGCATGAACAATCATGGCCAGCGTGTTGCTCGCCTTGTTAATCAGGCCAATCCAGTTAAACGAAAAATCGCCCACTTCCGCGCCCAGTACAACGGAGTGAACCACGGCATTTTCATTCACAACACCTTTACGGCTGACAGCCTGACGGTGAACGATTTGTGCGGCAGGTGGCAGCGTTTCGCTGCGGTCAACTGGCTTACTGGCATCCAGCCCCGGCACGTTGGCAAAAACAAACTCATCCAGCAGAACGGGTTCACCCGTAACGGCCTGGCTGGCTTTCCACTGTTCAAAAGCCAGTGTGATCGCTGTCTGTGACATAAATTCTCCCTATAAACTCGCGCTAAACGTTGCGCCGATGGCTTCCGCGCTGCTCAGGCGTGCCGGATAAACCACGTATTCCCCCTGATCCCACCCCGCCCGGATAGCCAGACTTTCAGATGTGATCACTTCAAACTGATAACGGCGGCAGGTTCGCCCGTATTGCCTGATTATCTGAATCATCAGCTGCGTGTTGTCTGCAACCTGGCTGTCCGTGACGCGCACCATGATCACGTCCCAGTCAATGCCCGGCTGGCGTTCGACCAGCTCCACGTAACCAATCCCCAGCCGTGAAAAGATGTTAATGAACCCCTCAACAGAACCCGCATCACGCGCATTGATGAAGGCGTAAGCCACGCGCTTGCGATACAGGCTCAGCGGTTCGCCACTGAAGCGGCTTATGTCACGGTCATACGCGATCAAATTGAGTACCGGCTCTATGCAGGTCAGCGGATCAAACTGCCGCAATGGCCACGTGATCCAGCCGTATACCTCAGCCCAGAACCTCCGCGCCGTGCGCAATAAAGCCAGTGGCTCACCTTTATTCATCCAGGACGGCAGCGTCATGCTGGCCAGCTTTTTAATAAAATCAGTCATCTTTCAGGCTCACCGTTAAGGAGTTAAGGCGCGGGACGCTCAGATCGCTTGTGATATCCTTCAATGAAAACTCAATGGAATCCGACTCCGGGAAGGTTTTGTGCACCTCCCGCCCCAGCTGCGAAAACGAAAAGCGGGAATATGGCCACGTCTTTTTCACGTCATAATCCGTGTTTTCCCTGAAGGCGCAGCGGATCAGGTTTTCAATCCCTTTTTTCAGCGCGTCCTGTTGTTCCGCCTCCAGGTTGCTCAGGTTTCTGACATACACCGTAACGCTCAGATCGTGTCGGGTTTCCGGCATGGCAAAACACTGCATATCATCCCCGTGGCCGTGGTGGCCTTGCGTGTTGATGTAGTCATTAACTGCTTCAATAAACGGCTCTGACGTTACCCCGCTATCCAGCAACAGATACGCGTTCGCTGTACCCGGACCACGTGGCGCATCATGCAGAAAGAAAATCCGATCAATGCTCAGTCCGGCCACACTGGCAATCATCGAACGGTAAACCGCGTCCGTGTGATAGTTCCCCACCAGGTTGAACTGATTCCGGCAGCGCTCGCGCAATTCATCATCACTTTCTTCGTCCGCGCCCGGAACGGTCAGCCAGTCCTCTTCACTGGCCACATGGCTGATACCGTCCACGGCCACGGGCAGAATGCGGTAATAACCCGGCGCAAGGTTGTACGCCCCGCCTGTTCCGGTGGCTTTGACGGAAAGCAAAGCACTTGCCGTGCCGGACGGGATCACCACATCGGCCACGGTGGCCATAGCGTAAATTTTGCCGTTAATCCTTTCTGTCTGAACCACCGTTCCCGCCGTCACGGTAACGGCCTGTTTTGAATCTTCCTTGTAAAAGCGGATCACACCTTCCGCAGCGCTGGCAGGTTTAGCCGTGACGTTCACCGCCCAGGCCAGCAAACGCAGCATCTGTCCACCCGCAGTGGCCACAAACATATTGGTCATGACCACCGAAACCAGCGCATCCTTCAGCCACATCACTGGCGCGGTCACAATGGCGGTAATGAGCCGCCAGAACGGAGACATGCGCGATGTGTTAGTAATCAGCCCTTCCTCTGCGGCGATGGCATTGAAACGAGTGCGCACCGCCTCTTCCGTAACGGGCATCCCGCTGGACTTCACCACCTCTTCAAAATCCACCTGCGGCTTTTCCGTCATAGCTCCACCTGCGCCGATATTCCGCCAAAGTCATACGTGCTCGCCGTTATCCATAACCGCTTCTGGCTTTCCTCACTCACTTCCACCGTTCCCGGCACAATGCGTTCATCCTCTTCAATGAGCAGCTCCAGCTGCGTGAAGATATCCGCGCGTAAAGTCGGGCTACGTTCGCCAACCAGCTGCGTGGCCAGACCGCTTTCCAGAATGCTGTGGATAATGTCCTGCCCGATACTTTTGCGGTTATTACACAGCTCAGGCTCTTTTCCGGTATTCAGAACGAAATTACCGTTTTCAATCAGCAGATCGATGTAAAGCAAATCACTCATGGGTTTAGCTCCTGCCACTCCTGCAATTGTCCCGGTGAAAGCGTTTCTTTCGGATAAATATTCACCGTGTCAATTTTGCGGCTGTTGTCCGTAACAGACTTAGAATTACTGTTTATGGTTTTACTGATACCGCCGCGCTCAATGCCTTTCAGCTCCCCGCCTGTTAAAAGTACATTGGGGGCGATTGCTGGCGGCGGCTCCGGTAATAACGTGTTTTGCGTTAAGTGCTGCGTAATATTCCCGCCATACTCAACCTGTTTTATTTCAGGTGAAGCGATCGCAGTCTGTTCAATTTGTTTAGGATTAAAGGGTATTCCCTTATTAGCTCCCGAACCTGAATCAGCAGCCAGGGCAATATCCACGCCCGGAATTTTATTCAGCTTTTCAATAATCCAGTTGTACGTTCCGGTAAATGAACCTTTCAGCGCGTCCCACAGTTTCCCGAACACACCACCGATCACACTGGCCATTTTTTCAAAGGATGCGACAGGAGAATTAATATCAAAGGCGTTAACCACATCACCCCAACCCTCAATAATGATCCCGAACATCTCAATGACCGTCTGAATGGAACGATAAACCAGCTGAAACGGAGTCAGAACCAGGCCAACCGCACCCGCCACGACACGACCAAAGGTTTCCCCCGCGCTGGTCACGCCAGCCAGTTTTTCCCCGGTCATTTGTACCGGGGAAAGCAGGTTGCCAAACCAGCCAAACAGCGTTTTCACGCCGTTCCAGACCCAGCCCACCGCCGTGGCGATGCCGCTGAAAAGCCCCTTAAACGGAGTCAGTGCGCCACTGGCCTGGCTGAAACCACTGATAAAACCGCTGACGAACGCCTTAATCGGCTGCCAGAATTTGATAACCGCCAGCACCACGCCAGCAATAGCCAGGGCAACGGCCGCTATCGGGCCGATCATCAGCAAGAACGAGGCGGAACCCGCACGGGCGGCGATACTTGCCGCCAGGAGGGTGGCACGTAAACGACGCAATCCGGCAGTAAACAGCTGTGTTACAGCATTACTCGCGAGCATTGCCAGGCGATTAAGTCCCAGCAGTCTGGCCATAGGTGCCAGCACCTTCGTTACGCCCATCATCACAAACGTATTAACACCCATCACAATATTGGCGATGGCTCCCACGGCGGCAAAACTCAGCAGTGCCAGTGCGGCATAACCCACCACCCGTGCAATATTGGGAAACAGCTGCATCCAGCGGGCAAAGGTCTGCCCCATATCCGCCAGGCGATTCAGCAGGGGATAAAGCACCGGGATCAGCGTCAGCCCAATAACGGTTTTAATGGCCGTCAGGATGGCAATAAAGCGATCCCACGGCTTAACCATTTTGGCCGCCATTTCCTGGGTACGTTTCAGCCCGTCAGCGCCGCCCAGCTCGGTGATATTGCGCTGAAGCAGCGCCACGTTGCCATACAGCTGTTTAACCACCGCCGAACTGTCCCCAAAGGCTTCATCCAGCTCCGCCTGTGCCTTCAGGTTCCCTTCCAGGCTCTTGCCATATTTGCCCTGTAGCTTCGTCAGCATTTCAGGCATGGACAGCATTTTCCCGGTAGCGTCGGTGAAGGACAGCCCCAGCTTTTTAGCGCCATCAATCGCGCCCGTCATAAAGCCTTCGTAAGCGCTGCTCGCTTCCGTTCCCAGCGTGCGGCTCAGTTGCCCCAGCACGGCCAGCTGTTCATCCAGCCCGACACCATAGTTTGTCCCCACCCCGCGCGCGCCTTCCATCAGGTCTTTGATAGTGGCCATTTCCGCGCCGAACGTCTTGCGCATGTAAACCATCTTTCCGGCCAACTGTTCAGCAAACTGCACTTTGCCCAGGCGTGCGGCATCAGACGCAAAGTTACCGAACATCTGCCCCATGAACTCCGACGTTTCCGCCGCGGTTGATTTCATGGCAAACGCCAGGACGTTGGCGACTTTGGTCACTTTCGGCAGTTCATTCCCGGTCAGCCCGGCGATGGCCGCATTGATTGATTCAGTGGACTGCACAAACTCCACCGCGCTGGCTCCGTATGTGGTGCTGAACGCCAGTGCATCACGCTGAACAGTTTTAAGCGCAGAATTGTCGATGCCTTTTGCGGCCGCATCATTCAGCGCGTCATACATTTCAATGGCCGGAGACAATGCGCCTTTGATGGCCATTCCCGTTCCGGCCAGCGCCAGCACGCCGCCGCCAATCTGCATAAACGCTGCTTTTGATTTATCCGCAAAGCCGGTCACATTGTTCTGCACCTGTTTTAACGGGCGGGACAATTTATCGA